GTCCTTGATCGGCGTGTCACTCATTTCTTTCCTCCCATTTGCGGCGAAGCTGCTCGCGCCACCCATTCCGTGGTGGCCAAGACACGCCGCACCCAGACAGAGCATTCTTAGTCCACGCACCAGCATCCCTGATCCAAGAATCGACCTCCTCTTGAGGCGGCGTCTTTATGCTCGCCCCGTCATCTGAGGATGGTAATGCTAGAATCTGATCCATGATGACACAGTACTCCTCCTCAACGGCGGACAGAGTGACGAGCCTCTTCCTGTATGGAATCTCAGGTTCTATAAGACTGACCCTCTCGACCTCCCTTGCAATGATCTCGATGGCGTCCCACCTGTTGATGGTATCCGGCTTTACGTCAAACTTCTTCATGATCATTTTGGGCCCATCAGTTTGTTAAGGATAATCACCTCCTCGATCATGAGGGGCATGGCGTCGATGAAGGATTTCACTGGCACCTTGCCATTGGCATCACGCCCCTCCGACACGATCCTCGTCGAGTCGTTCATGGTGACGGTGTCCCACACAGTGATCCTGTGGTGCGTGGTCATCTTGTCCCACTCCATGACCATGGCGATGGAGACGGTATCGTCAGGCCCGATCATGGTGTCTGCCAGCATCACGCTGGACGTATCAATTTGTGCCATTGAACTTCTCCCAGTTCGATCTTGCCCATTCCAAGGGCTCCACCCCCTGCATGTCCCACCACGTCCTCTCGTCGCCGTAGTGGTGTAGCTGCATGTGGCAGCGGTGGCAGAGGGGCACCGCCCAGTTGTCGCCAGTCTTCAGCGACACCCCTCTGCGCTGACCGTACATGACATGATGCGCTGACCCCGGCATTCCGCAGATCAGGCAAGGCTTGCCACGCACCGTCTTCAGGTAGGCCTCACTCCGAACATATGTTTCCTTCGGAATGAGCATGCTTAGAAGGGATGAGGCTTAGCGCTCTGAGCCCCCAGCGCGATATTGTCCGAGTTATGTATGACGTTCGCGGACAGGTCATCGACCAACCCATAGGTGTGCATGGAATCGGACTTATCGTGCTTGATCCAAGCGCCGTAGGGTGGGTGCCAATCAGTCCCCATCTTGTGGTAGAACGTCCCGCCCCTGATCGCCTCGAACACCATGATCCTGTCTTCCTTCTTCAGGAGGTTCAGGGTCTTGCAGACATAGGTCGCAGTGAGGAACCGCTCGAAGAAGAACTGGCTGTCGGTGACGATGTAGTTGATGTCGCCAAACCACAGGGATGTGAACTTCCACTGAGCGCTCTGGTTCAACTGCTCGTACTTCTCGATCTGTTCTGGGGTGGAGGAGTACTCGAAGCCTATGGCCTTGAGGCCTGCGACTGCGACCTTACTGTCCTTCACCAGAACAAGGTAGTCTTCGTCTGTGTCCGTGGGTGGTGGGTTGCAGGTTACCCTGCTTCCCACCGGGACCACGACAGCACCAGACAGATAGGCATCATGCGCCATCATCTGATCCCTTTATTCAGAACGGGATTTCATCGTCGATGGCATTGCCAGCCGGGGGTTGCCACCCAGTCTGCTGCCCACCCTGCGTGAAGCCACCGCCAGAGCCATTGCTCCAGCCACCCTGCGGTGCCTGACGCTGCTGCTGACCAGCCTGCCCATCCTTGACGTAGGGCTTGCGGCCCGACATCGAGATGTAGGTGGTGCCGCTGTTCGACGTCTTGCGCCAACCCGACACCTCCAAGGCCGGGAACTGAACCCCGGACTTCAGCTGCTGCACAAGGTTCTCCACCACCTCCTTCGAGATGCGAAGCTCGCCGCGATAGTCCGGCGCATTCTGTGCTGTCTTGCGGGTGTTCGCGAAGAACGCTCCGCCTTCTCTGTCCTGACCTGCCAACTTAGTGTTCCTTTTTCCAGAAGTGCATCGCCGCCGCGCCGCAGATGAGGCCGATTGCGAATGGGAGAGCTGCCTTGGCTGTGATCCAAAGCAGGATGAGGACGAGGGCGGCAAATGCCGCCCCCAGAAGTATCTTGTAGGTGCCGAGATCAGGCATCGAGGAACGCCTTCAGGTTCAGGCCGAGGGTGTTCGCAACCTTCTGCAAGACGGCAAACTCCTGCGGCTCCATCTCACCGTCGGAGCGCGACACGTCGATGGCGACGGCAAGGATCAGCTCAAGGTCGTCAGTCGTGGACTTGGCCTTGGCCTGCTCGATCTCCTTCATGAGGCCGACGCGACCCATGGCACCCTTGGCCCGCGAGAAAATCTTGCTGGCCGTAGCCTCGATCTCCGACTGCTTGAACGACGCAGACAGGGTCGGGTGGTTGACCAGAGCGTCCTGCGTTGCCGCCAACTCCGAATCCTCGACCTCGCCGTCAGCCGCAGCTACCAGCGCGCAAGCAGCGCAGGTCGCTTCCAGCAAATCCGTCTTGCCAGCGAACCGCTTTGCAGTGCCGCCAAGTTTTTCTTTGAACATTCCAAACATCAGTATCTCCTCACTTGATGTCCCGCGATGCGGGGTGGTTGTGCTGCAACGTCGGATGCAGCTTCCGTCGTCTCTCAGGCAGCCTGCTCTTCCAGCCTCGTCTGGCGCTTGCGGGCGGGCGAGTAGTACTGCTTGAAGACCTTGTCTTCGCAGGCGCGGATGATCCCGTCGTTGTGCATGACCATCCAGTCGTTGCCCAACACGTTCTCCGACATGCCGTTGTAGGCGATCTCGAGCCCGTGGGCGGAGAACTTCAGGATGCCAGAGCTAAGCCCTGCCCACACCCACTGAGGCAAATCCCCATCAAAGGGTGCCATGATGTTCCCGGTGTAGCGGATAGCCTCAACTTCCTCAGGCTTCGTTCTGTAGAGTGCCATGGTCTGTCTCCTTATGCCTTGGCTGCTTTAAGCTCTGCCTTGCGGGCAGCAAACTGACCGACCACCTTCTTGTGGAGGTCGGAATTGTTATCCTTGAGGTATGCAATCGCGGTCCTGTTCTTGGCGTAGAAGCCGTTGAGCATGTCCTCGTCGGTGCATGTCGGGATGAACTGTGTGAACACCTCGCCCACCGCATCGAGCGGCGTCGATAGGATGGAGCCGTCGAGGCACGTCACGCCTATGGCGCTGGACTGCGTAGGAGGGGCGGCAGGAGGCGATGTCGGTGCCGGAGCAGGGGTAGGTGCCGGAGCGGGCTTGACGCTCTTCACCGGGTCCTCCTGCGCCTCCTGTGGCATATCCTCCCCAGCGTAGATGTAATGGCCTAGGCCGTGGTAGGCGATAGCCTTGGCGAGGCAGCGCTGCAGTGCGTTGTTCACCTCGAATGCATTGGGCCCTTGGATGGGCTTGTTGCGGTGGTCCAGCACTGGCAGGCTCTCGGTGACCTCATGATCTCCGGTGCGGTCGAGACCCACGGTCACGCGGACGAAGGCGTAGCCCTGCACGTCCATGAAGTACGGGTAGCCAGCGGCACCCTCGTGCTTGCGGAACCATGCGTGGGGGTAGTTCTCCTTGAGCTCACCCCATGCCCATGCCCACGACAGGTAGGACAGGCCGTTCTTCTTCTCGATCTTGTCTGCCACGTCGATGCGCGACAGCACTTCCCACGGTGTCTTCTCAGTCATTCGTATCTCCAAACATTTCTGGTGCCGCCAACGCAGCACATTCCATTGCCCACTGTGTGCAGAAGTCTGCGACCGAGCAGTAGTTCTCGCAGCGGGTGCGCCCGCCCTTCCGTTCCTGCACCGAGTACACGGCCCCCAACTGGGACTTGGGGTTCAGCGCCAGCGCGTGATCAACGGCATCCTTGTTGTTGTCGAACACCTTGACTGCCCGCTTCGCGCCCTTCTTCATGACCGCCCATGTGTTGGGCTTGGTCCAGCGCTCCTCATCGCTGCACTCGACCACGGCCTCCTGCGTGTCCCATGCCGCCTGAGCTTCCTGATGCATGGTCACACGGTCCTGCATGTAGCTCAGAGCTTCAGCCTCAGGCCACAGCGGGATGTCCACGCTGACCACGGGGGACTGCGGATAGTCAGGCTTGAACTGTGCCTCTCTGCGCTGCCAGTCGCGCAGGATGGCCACGATGCGGACGCTGCGGACATCCTTGCCCTTGGCCATGCGGACGAGCTGTGCGTAGCAGTTGAGCTGGCGAACCCAGTCTTCCTTGCCGTAGATCACAGACCACACCGAGGTGACCTTGTAATCCGAGATGTGAATGAAGCCGCCGATCTCTTCCTGATGGTCGATCTGGCCGGACACGATCCAGCCATTGATGTCAGCGAAGAGGCGCTCCTCCATGGTGACGTTGCCCTTGGGGGTGGCGGACTCGAGCATGTGATGGACGGCGGTGCCAAGCAGTGGCCAGATCATGTCGGTCGCATCGACCTCGATGTTGCTGTGTTCCTGCTGCTTCAGGATGTTCACCCTTGGCGCATCAATGAGCGTCGTGACGCTGATGTCCGAGGTGCCCTTGGAATATCGGTCCTGTTTCGCAAAGGACATGAACGTGTCAGGCAGGCCGTGCCTGTTTGTGATCTTCATTTATGTTGCTCCCTTTGGTGCCATTTGGTACCATTACGATGAAAGTAAGTCAATAGCGATCCCGCTATCTGACAATATGCCAGAGGAGATTTCGATGAAGGATGACGTAACCATTGTGATTCTGGGCGAGCCAGCGTCCAAGGCCAACAGCCGCAGGATCGTGAACATCAGGGGCAGGATGGTGCCCATCAAATCCCAGAAGGCGCTCGACTACGTCGGCTCCCTCAGGACGCAAGCATCTGCCCAAATGAAGGAGATGATCGAGGGTGACCTGCGCGTGGAGATGGTGATCCACTACGCCTCACGCAGGCCTGACCTCGATGAGAGCGTCATCCTCGATGCACTGCAGGGCATTGCCTACGAGAACGACAGGCAGGTGAAGCAGCGCATGACGTACTGGGCGCTCGACAAGGAGATGCCAAGGTCTGTGATCCGCATAACCAAGTGCGACGTCAACGACATCCCGGCGTACCTGCACACGCAGTCCATACCACCCGCCTAGTACATCGTGCGACGTACACTCTTAGGTACCCATGGAGTAGTATATATAGGACCCCCCCTAAAGGGGGGTCCATAGTGTACAAAGAAAGTATGTACACGGTGTACATACGCAGGACGCAATGGAACCTATCGGCACTGAATGTCCCTTATTGACTTGCAGTCGAACTGGGCATATCCTACCCGTCAGGCAACAGAGCAACGACGAGGGATCACCGTGGGCATCGAACAATTGGTTCGACCATTCGTTAGTCAATTGAGGCAAGGGCAACACAGGTTGGTGTGCCCATCGTGCGGGAGCCAGCGAAAGAAGAAGGGCGACAAGACCCTGTCTGTTCGCATCGACAATGGATCAGCCGTCTTCCAGTGTTGGCACTGCCAAGAGGAAGGCGTTGTGAGGATGGGCCACGATGGGGCCGGAACGGCAACATGGCAGGCGGATAGGAGAAAGCCCGTGGCAATAGCACCGAAGAAGGAATGGTCGTCGCTGACCGACAGTGGCATAGCCTTCCTGAAGGATCGCGGCATCAGCAAGGAGACGGCGGAGAAGCGTGGCGTCAAGTCGGCGCAGCATTTCATACAATCCGTGGGCAGCGTCGTTGACTGCGTCGTGTTCCCCTACAAGAACAAGGGTCAGGAGTACGCCGCCAAGATCAGGGCAACAGGCAGCAAGGGCTTCTCGTCCAACGGGGCACCAGCCACATTGTGGGGTCTCGACCACTTCACCATCGGCGACTGGCTGATCATCTGCGAGGGCGAGATCGATGCCCTCACGCTGGTGGAGGCTGGCTACGAGGGCGCGACATCGATCCCATCAGGCGCAGTGCTGAAGGTAGCGGATGGTCAGATCAACCCGGAGGAGGACGGCAAGTTCCGCTTCGTGTGGGAAGCCAAAGACCAGATTGACAGGGCATCACGCATTGTCATCTGCTGCGACAGCGATGCACCCGGTCAGGCTGCAGCCGAGGAGATCGCGAGACGCATTGGCAAGGACAGGGTCTGGACCGTCGAGTATCCAGAGGGATGCAAGGATGCCAACGATGTTTGGCTGAAGCACGGGCAGGACGGCATCGACACCCTGATCTCTGAGTGCAGACCGTGGCCCATCTCCGGCCTCTACGACAGCGGGCACTTCTTCGACCAGCTCGATGACATGTACGACAAGGGCATGGGACGTGGTGAGCTGACCGGATACCCAAGCGTGGACAATCTCGACACCATCTCCCCCGGCATGCTGACAGTGGTGACGGGGCACCCATCATCCGGCAAGTCGGAGTTCGTGGACCAGCTCATGGTCAACCTCGCAAGCACAAAGGGTTGGTCATTCGCCATCGCCAGCTTCGAGAACGAGCCAAGGCTGCACATCGCGAAGCTCATATCCAAGTACATGAAGAAGCCATTCTTCGAAGGCAACGTCGAGAGGCTCACACCAGACGAGCTGAAGCTCGGCAAAGAATTTGTTCAATCGCACTTTTCCTTTATCTATCAAGCAGATGGCAGCATGGCCGTGCTTGATTCCGTCCTCGAGAGACTGAAGGTTGCCGTCATGCGGCATGGTGTGCGTGGCGCAGTGATCGACCCATACAACTACATCCAGAAGCCCAACGATACCAACGAGACCGAGTGGGTCAGCACCCTGCTGTCGAAGGTCCGGCTGTTCGCTCAGGCACATGACATGCACATCTGGTTCGTGGCACACCCAGCGAAGATGATGCGTCAAGCCAACGGTGATGTCCCGCCACCGAAGGGCTATGACATCTCTGGCTCTGCTGCGTGGTTCGCTAAGGCTGACCACGGCATCACGATCCACCGACCGGACCCAGTGCATTCGCTCCTGTCGGAGGTGCATTGCTGGAAGTGCAGGTTCTCTTGGCTGGGACGGCAGGGCAAGGCTGACCTGCTGTACTCCACCATCACCAACACATACGTCGAGGTGGGTGATGATCCGTTCGCAAACATAGTCCCGATCAACGATCCCTTCGCAGGCATTGGGCCAGCACCGAAGGGCATGCAGGAGGAAGACGATGACGAACCACTACCCTTCTGAGCCACAGCAGGTGGACCTTGAGGAGTACATCGCGGAGAAGTCCGGCAAGCCCTTCAGGGCATGGGGTGCCAAGCCCCAGAGGGATGAGACCTACGAGACCACGGCCACCATGTACAAGCCACTGAAGGATGTGCTGAAGGCGGCATACGATCAGGCTGCATCCGGCAAGGGTAAGGACCGCCACGCCAATGGCAAGGTGTTCACGGAGCAACCGATCATGGAGATCGGCAGGATGGTGGGCATGGGTTACCAGACAGGGCAGGCCATGAAGAAGTCCCAAGAGGCGGGGGGCATGGTCTCACGGGGTGAGTATGAGGCTGCGAAGGCGGAGCTTCTCGGTGCCATCAACTATCTGGCCGCAGCATATATCTTGATCTGTGAGATTTCTTCGAAACAAGATGTTGACTTAGGTCCCGATAGGGCCCTATAAGACCCATAGACACCACATGTGTCTGTTGCTCAATGCCTGACAACTTAGGGGTGGCCGCTCAGCCACCCCTTTTTGTTTGCCTCAGTCCTCCAGCTCGATCTCGTTGATCAGATCAAGGAAGGTTTCATGCTGGGCGGCGTACCACACGTCAGGCGATTCGTCGTTCGCTGACTTGGCCACCTTGCACGATGCCAGTGTCCCGATCTCGTGCATCTTTTCGATCCACGATGTGATGCGGGCACACATCTCATCCGTCACAACCATGCCGGGGTAGAAGCCGCGAAGCTCGACGATGATCTGCGTGATGGTCCAAGCTCGGCTCTTGGAGAACATCTCGTTGATGGAGGTGCGGGCATCCTCGAGGGTCACTGCCTTTGGTGGCTTCGCCTCGAGATCGTTGGCGCGATTGCCGACCAGAGCATCACTCGCTGCGCTCCCCGGCAGGATGTCGTTGAGGCGTTGCTCCACCTTCATGCGGATCACGCGGTATCGCGCACTGCCGGACGCATCGTTCTGGTTCTCGTCGAGTGACTGGTCGATGCAGTAGCATGTGAGCGAATCGCCGATGTCGATCCTAGCTTGCTCGACCAAGCGCACCGGGATGTATACCGACTCCTCGTTCTCATCGACTGCGAAGGCCGAGCCTGTGCGTGTGATGTGGGAGACGGAGCATGGTACAGTGACGATGTCACTGGGCTTGAAAAACTTCATGTGGTTTCCTCTGAAAAGTTCGATTGCACTTCTTGGTCACTGTCCGGGGTTTAGATCATCGGCACCCTCCCTGTGCATCATAAGGTCGAAGTCTAGGACCTCCTCGTACATGTCCCATGCCTCCTGTATTTTGACCGATCCCTCAGAGATGATCGCCCTCCTCAGGCGGTTTCTCCTGTTGATGATCTCCGCTGCGCTCATCTTTCCGTATGGCCTTGCCATGTGATCTCCATTCCAAAGCGAGGACATTCATTAACTCACCGGACTCGCGAAGCCTACTCACCTCATGCCTGACGATGGTGTCGCTGATGTGCAGCCCCATCTTCCTGACCTTGATGGTGATGTCCTCGACGCCGAAGCCTGCCCTCAGCATCGAGTGTATCAGGTGCCTGCGATTGAGGAGTCCTGTCACACCTAGCCCCCGATCCGCTTGAGCGCCCGCTCGATGGCGGCTGGGCTGCACGACCAGATGGCTGGGGTGCGGGTGTCGTTGGCCTCTGGTGCTTGGCTCTTCCTAGTCTGCGATGGCATCACGGGGGAGAACTTGTGCATCGGCAGGGCGATGCCGAACCTCTCGCATGCTGCGTCGATTGTGCTGCGATGCATGCCGTAATGTTGCGCCGTGAGTGACACGCTCCACCCCTTCTCCCGTGCCGCTAGGATCATGTCGCGTGTGACGATTCTTCTACCAGTCATGTCTGTCCTCTGCTTCTTGTTTGATACGGTTGATGTCCGGCAGGTTCTGCCGAGCCATGTATTGCAGCAGCTCGAACTGCTCTTGTGTCAGCCACCACGCTGGACACTTCACATACCCAGCCAACCTCAACGCTCTCGCGCCGGGGCTGTTGGATTCTTCACGGGGCATTAAAGCCATCCCAGCATGTAGGCGCAGCCCAATGCCCAAGGCAGGACCGTAAGGCCGATGATAAGCGCAAGCGCAACCACCCCAAACACAAAGGCGAACAGCGCCTCTAGAAGGTCTCTCATGTCTTCTCTCCCTCAATCTCGGCCAGCGCGGCGCGCAAATCCAGATGAGCCTTGCATCGGGCGCAGCCGCACTCAAGCAACTCCTCCGTGGTGTCCTCGAAGGACGTGACCCGCTTTGCTATGCTCATCGCCTTCGCCAGCTTGGCCTTAAGGTCGTCGATCTCCTTGTCGGCTTTGATAAGATCATCCTCCACCATGCAGGCTTCTTGCTCGTTGAGTTCGATCTCTTTCTCCAACTCCTCCGCATAAGCCTCGGCCTCCTTGGCGTCAGAACGGGCGGCTTCGAGTTGCTCAGTCAGGGTTTCCAGCTTCGCGTCATACCGGGCAGTGGTTGCAGCTTCGCGGTCCAACACGGTCTTGAGTTGCTCGGTCAGGGCTTCGATCTTCTCCCCGTTGATAACGTCGAGATCGTCCATAAGTTTGACCTTGGCGGTCAGGGCTTCGATGCGGTCGGCGGCTAGGTCAGCGTATGGACTCTCCGCAAAATCACGCAGCGCCTTTACCAGTTCTTCGTCAGTCATGTCAGTCCCTCCATGCTCCCCTGAGTTTTGAATTCAGATCGACCACCTCGGCCAACCGCGCATAACGCCAGCGACCCCACTTCCAAGTTCCCGGCGCGTAATCTGGCACCGCCATGCGGACCATAAACACAGGCAAGAAGCCCCACTTCAGGTGGATCGCGCCCTGTTGGGCTTCGCTTGTCAGTTCTTTCATCTCTTCTCTCCCTTAATCCGCTCCCACCTGACCCCAAAGCACAGGCGCTGCATGAGGCGGTGGAAGGCGTTGGGCTGTCTGCCCTCCTCAAGGTGATACACGATGCCGGGGATGAGGTGGCAGCGCCAAGCGTAATACGGGGGCCACGCGACCTTTAGGTTTCCGATCATTTCCGCCCCCGTTCCCAAGCCGCCCGCGACAAGCGGTTCGCCAGATCGTCTATTGCCTCGGTGCTGATCTGACGGTTGGTGATGATGGCCCAGTAAACGAGGGCCATGAACCGCCCTGCTGGCAGCACGGACGCTGCGTTGCTGATCCCCAGTGCCGCCTCTGCCTGCACGTCCCGATGCGGCATGGTCTCTGCTTTCTTTCTCCAGAACATTATCTCTTCCCCTTCAGTGGATCGTTCCCTGCCATGATGTCCATGACGATGTCTTCCAGTGCGGTGAGGGCCTTGCGGGCCGTCACCTCGTTCATCTCGCTGATCTTGATCGGCTTCGACCATCCAGCCCTCTTGGTCATTTCCTCCAAGACGCCCCACCCGGGGCCCGCCCTCAGATCGGTCATCATGGAGTGAACCTGCGCCCGCAGCTTGTGTGTTGCTGCGTCAGCAAGGGGCGCTCTGTTCCACGACCACAGGCCGCAGCACTCAGCCCTGATGCCCCACTTGGTCCCGGTTTCCCAAGCCAATTGCCCACACTTGGGGCATGTCGGCGTCTCCTTCAGGTTAACGTCGTTTAGTACGCTTCGCACGGCCATCTCCCGCCTCTGGATGCATCATGCGGTACACGTCCCGCTCCACCGCAACCTCTTCGCCCCTGCTGTAGTATATGCCGCGCCGCGCCGCCTCGTCCCTGAGGCCGATCATGGCGCGAGGGTGGGAGAAGAACGCCCTGAGGCCGGGGTTCTTCTTGCCGACCCTGAGCAACGTCTTGACTGTGCTGTCGCTCAGGTTGCTGAGCATGCTCTGACCCTCCATCACTTGCCTCCCCTGTCGATCTTCTTGCGGCCCTTCTTGCCCTCGGTGAACGTGATGCCGTACCGCTTGGACATGGCCCACACGCTCTGTCTCTTGACCCCCAAACGAATGGAGGCCTCACTCATGGTGAGGCCCTCATCCGCCAGCTTCCTGTAATCGTCGGGGCCTAGCCCCTTGTGTCGTCCCATGTCTCTCTCCTCAGTCTTTGATGATGATGCGTACCGTCTCGCCTATGGGCGCGGTGTACCCAGCTCCGCCGCTCGACACCCACAGCAACGGATAGTCCACGCGCTTCGGGAAGTCGGCCACCTCAAGGTCGGTGAGGTACACCATCTGGTCACATGGCAGTCCTTCCTCCTCGACGTAGTCGAACACGGGCATAACGAGGGTGCCGCCACGGTCATTGTACTTGAACCGGGTGACCTCATCGCCTTGCTCGAAGGTGTCGATGTGGTTGATCTTCGTCGAACAGTAGATGATCGTGATCGACATGGGCTGCACCTCGGTAGAGATGGCATTCACCTCACCCAAGAAGTGTTCAAGCTCCTTGTTGGACACTGACCCAGAGGTGTCCACCCCGATGACCCAGTGGCCTGCGCCCTTGTGGTCAACGCTCGGCGAGATGATGCGCTGATGGTGGTACATCTTGCGCTCGGGCTTCTTGAACGTGTAGTCGTCCGGCTGGTCGCCCGCAAAGAACCGCCGCATCTTGTCGCGGTAGTCAACCTGCGCGTCCTTCATGTCCTTCAGCATGCCCTCCACAAAGGCGGGCAGCTTGCCGATAGCCTTGGCTGCGTTGGCAGCGTTCATGACCTGCTGGTCAATCTCGTTGTCCATCTCAGCCTTCTCATCCTCGCTCATGTCGTCAACGAGGATGCCCCACGACGGCATCTCTGGTGGGTCAGGGATCAGGTCATATACCTTCTCGGATGTCATGCCTTGGTACTTGCGGTCGAACAGCCCATCCGCTGGCAGCTTGAACCCCTCATCGATCACGATCAGGTTGATGGTGTAGTCGGTCGCGTAGTTCCACTTCTTTGGCTCGCGTGTGCCGCGCCGCAGCATGTGCTTCAGCGCCTTGTGTGCCAGCTCATGGACGATGACGCCGAGGGTCTCTTCCTCAGTCATCTTGTCGGTGAACTCACGGTTCCACCTGATCCACCTGCCGTTGGTACACATGGTGGGGATGGAGTTGTCCTCGATGAACTCTGTCGCCATTGCCATCGAACCCCAGAAGGGTTGCTGCAACAGCAGCCGTGTCTTGCAGCGGCTGATCTTCAACTGTGCATCCATTGATGCCTCCTGCGTGATGGTGTCAGAGGATCAGTGCCTTGCCCTCGGTCAGGACCCACTGCCGCACCGCGTTGGACTTCTTCAACTCGGCATCCCGGTTGATGGCATCCTTCATGATGAAGGCAGCGAACTCCTGCTGAGGCAGGCGCTTCATGTAGGCGATGATGCGATCCGCATTGGCATCCGACATGCGCTTGGCCAGCGCAGCGCACACGGCATGCAGGATCGACAGGTTGTGCGGTACCTCTGCCCGCTGGGGGTTGGCGATGATGCCGTCGAT